TAAACCCAGTGTAGTTAAACGGTGTAGATTCGTCACCCGCTAAACGACTGGGTAGTGTTGGGTCTAACGGTACATTTGGACGTGACTCCATTTGTAAAAATGCTGGCATTCTGTCTTCAGGTGCCTTGTAGTTAGCAATGGCTTTACCTGCGTCACCACCTACCTTACTGAAGTCCATCGGTGGAATTGCGTTACCCACACCAGGGGCAGAACTAACATACTCAGTACCCACAGGTACCCCTTTAGCGGCTGTGAAGTCAGCGTTCTGCATGTAGTTTGGGTCTCCAGTCCAGCCTGGTGTCATACTGCCTGGTACATCCGTAACAGCATTTAACCCAGTTTCAAGACTAGTCGAGCTAGCCATGGGTTTGACCTTGGGTGCAGGTAGCTTAGTTTGTTCCTTAGGCGTGAGGTTTCCGAGTGGAGGTGCTTGTTTACTCATGAGTGTGTTGTGTGTCCTATGCGAGGTTGAATACTTCCATACCCTTATTGAGTACGTTTCGTTCGTGCGGTACAAACATGTTGAGGCTTGCCATTTGGTTACACGACGTGCAGTTAGCGTGGTAACTTCTGTCGATGGGTGTCGTTAGTTTGTTAGCGCGGGGTGAACTATACGACTCTGCCATCGTCTGTGCAGGAGTAGCGTTACTAGAGTATTTACGTCCTGAGAACTTACCCAAACGGTTAAGTACTTCAGTCCCGCTAGGTCCACGCATATCACGCATACGACGTGCCTTGCTAGCAGGTCCGTAAGCCCACACTAACGCGTACAGGTCTTGAATCGTTGAAATCTTCTTCATACCATTACTACGCATAGCCTCGCGTATGTAGTCCATCATTGGACCACGTACTTGTTGCTCAAGAGTCATACGTCCAATTGCTGCTAAGTCGTAACGTTTACCGTTGATGGTTTTGTAACTACCACCTTCATAGTCTGGGAAGAATTGAATGATGCCAGTTGCACCACTGCCACCGTACTCTTTAATTTTAGGGTCAAACGTGTTATCCGTTTCGACACTAATGACTTCCGCTAACCATTCACCTGGTACACCTAACTCTTTAGCTGCACTATTGATGGCAACAGCATGATTAGGGTTAGACTTGAGTGCCTTGAATCCATGATGATTGTTTATGTCGTCTATGCGGTAGTCACCCGGTCTGTTACTACTACGTAGGTTACGTATTGGTGCAGCATTACTAAACCTAGCGGGCTGTGAACTAACACCGCCTGACTGTCCTACAGGGTCTGGTAGTTGGAACGGTACACCTTTGGTATCACGCCCCCATAACTTACCGTTGGGTCCGACGAATGTGGATGCAGCAGTCTTTGCAGTTAGCGGGGGTGAAGTAGGTCTGTTTATTTGTTGACCTTTGTCTACAAATTGGCTAGAGAAGTTTAACAGCTTGTTTTGGTTCTGTTTCAACTCACGCGTAAATTTATCGAACTCAGCTTTACTTTTGAACACAATACAACCGGCTGAACCAGGGGCTACACTTCTGTTGCCATCAAAGTGAATACCAAGTAATGAACGGTCTGTGTTGAACTTAGGCTCGATGGGTATGAAGTTACTACGCATACCAGGAATATCGTAAGCTGCTTCAGGTGACCCAATGTTGTAAGTTCCGTATTCTAGAGGTGCGTTACTACCGGACACTGTTGAACCGGGTCCACCAAACGCACGCTGCATACTCGGTGAACCAGAGTTAACCTGGTAAGTTGAGACTACACGCCCTGACTTGTCAAACACGGTAGCAACTAGTATTTCTAGCCCTAGGTTGTCTTTGTTGCCTGTGCGTTGCAGTAGTACTTGCCCCGATTTTGTGGGGTCTGCTTTTACCGGTTTAGGAACGTTCACAGGCGTGTTACCACTCACTACAGACGCACCACCCTTACCGTTGGGTATAAGTGTACCCCCTTTGATTGGGACGCCTTGTAACCCCCTTGTAGGCGCTGTGACAGAACTTCCTCTACCTGGTGTGCCTGGTTGTCTACCTTGACCCCCGCTAGAAGCCATACGTTGCCTAAACTGTTTAGACCACTCTTGAGGTGTAGAAAGTGAACCGTCAGCATTCCGTACTTCCCAATGTAGGTGTGCATTAGAGGGTCCACCACCTAACCCAGAGTTACCAACTTTACCGATGTTCTGACCTGCTTTCACTTTTTGACCCACCGCTAGGTTAGGACGTTCATACAGGTGCATCTGTACATGGTGTGTACCATCGGGGTATTTCAGTTCGATGTAATGACCTGCACCATTAGCCTGATACTCAACTTTGGTTACAACTGCGTCCATGTGACTTACGATGGGTGTACCTTCGTCTAAGCCATAGTCTTGACCGTTGTGTTGACGGTTAGCCCAAGCACGCCAACCTACACCCTCGTTGTAATTACCCGGACCTTGACGTTTAATCTCAGCAGCGGTGACAGGAAGTACTAGGTCACCACGTTCAGGGTTAACATGAGTGTATAGAGTCTTCAACGGGTTGAAGTAATTCGCACCCGTCGCCTGGTTAAAATTTGCGGGTTCCTCTACACCTCCTTGACCTTCTGCAAATCTAGCCGAACGTTCAGCCTCACGTTTCAACCGTCTGTCTTCGATAGCTTTTGCTTTAGCGGGGTCAAAAGTACCGTTACGTCTAAACCCGTACTTCGCTAACTCGGTGATTGCGTTTTCTACGTTTTGCTGTTTAACGCGGTACACTTCGTCAATAGCCCCAACGATACCTTGACGGGCATCAAGTAAGGCTTCCTGTGCCTGTGCAAACTTGTCATCATACAGTTTACGGTTAGCTGCGTCTAACTGCTGGTACTGACCGATTACAGGAAGTAATGCACCCAACGCGGGGTTGTTACCTGTAGCGATACGTAACTGCTGTACAATAGCGTCAGTCTGCGGTGAAGGCTTTAACTCTTTCAAGTAGGCAATCATCGATTGTGCATCAGCTACCCCTAATTTCTGTTTGTCTAATAGTAACTGTGCCCCTTCTTCCGCTGTCTTCTGTGTAACGTCCTTGAACGTCTTCAGTGCTTTACGTGCAGCTTCGTATTGCTTGAAGCGTGGTGTTTCACGTCCAACTTTAGCGTTACCGTTACCCAATGTAGCAGCTAACGTTTCAGCAGCGGCATCACTATCAAATGTGATAGCATCAAAACCCGCTTCCTCATCACTTCCAGCAGCACCAATACTGTAAGCCGTTCTACGTTCTTGGATGTCCCGTTCTTTCTCTTCGTTACTGAGTTGTTGTAACCGTCGTTCCTGTGCGTCTGTAACGGTGTAGCGTTTAGCTAACTCAGTGGGGATCTTGTAACGGTAAGCAGCGGCGGCAACCATTGTTTCTTGGGCTTCAATGTTGTCTGGGTAAGCTGCACGTGCCTGGCGTACCTCTTCCTCAAACGATGCGTAGTCCTGCATCACTTGTTCTGCTTTTAGCCGGGTGTCATCACTACTAAACTTAGCCTTGTTCATGAGGGTTACAATACCCACTTGAATTTCAGCTTTGTCTAATGGTTGTAATTCACCACTCTGTGACACAGCAGCTAAGTACTCACGTAACTTACCGATTGATGCCTGTTGTTCTTCTACTGTAGACGAAGCAGTTAAACCACTAATGAGTGAACTCGCTTCAAATACCGCCTTCTCCTTACGAAGGTTGCGGTTAGCGTCTACAACTTCTTCCTGTTTCTTGGCAAGTGATTCAACATTTTTGGTAACCAGTCCAGTTATGACGTTACCATACGCGTGTTTCATCAATGCCGTTCGGTCTTCCATCAGTAGGTCAGCGCCTTCTACGGAGTTGAACAAGTCGTCTAGTTGTGAACGAAGTTTAACGGTACCGGCAGGGTCAAACTTAGCAATCGCGGGTGCTTCAGTTTCCCACTTACTAATACGTTCCCACATCGTAGCTGCGTTGGCTTCACGAACTGCTTTAGCTTCTGCTGCTTCACGTTTAGCGCGGGCGTCAAGTGTTTGTACTACCATGTTACCAACACCGGCTAGGGTGTTCATAGCTTGGCTAAATCCGTTATCACCGCCTTGTGCTTGGATGGTTTTACTACGTGTTTCTGCTAGGGTAGCGTTAGTTTGTTGTATGTCCTGACTAACACGACTGGCAATCTGTGACTGAAATTGTAGTGAACTCTTTAGGGATTCACCTGTTTGTTGGTACTGTTGAGCCGCAAACTGAAATGATTTGTCACTCTGATTTAGTGGCTGTAAAGTGGTGTCCGGTGCTTTTAGCGCGGACGAAGCTGTACCTTGTTTGTCTTGACCGATGAACTTAACCATTATTATCTCCGAATATCTACAGGTCCGTAAGGTCCAACTTGAGGTAATGCAGGTCCGTATTGTTGACCCGCGTACCTACCTGGTGTGTACCCACCTTGACCCCCGCTAGAACCACCGCGTTGGGGACTTTGGTAACCTTTGGTAGGACGCATCATCTCATACGCGTTGTAGAGGCTACCACCGAGTGCTGCTACGTTGGCTAGCGTGGTGAATAGACTACCGCTTGCTGACGCTTGCTGTGCTTGTAGGCTAGACATAATACCCGCGTTACGAATACCTGCGTTGTCACCCTGTGCGGTGAACCCCATGTCACTGAACTTAGCGTCAATGTCACGCTGTCTGTCACGTAACTTAGTCCCACCTTCCAGTGTTGACCGCGCTAAAGTTTCACCGATTCGGTTTTTCTTCTTACCCGTCTCCAGTAGGTCTGTCTGTGCCTTATTCATGATGTTGCTGACATCGTACTGAGTTTGAGCACCTAGACGCTCTAGAGTGACATCCAACAGTCCAGCATCACGTAACGTTGCTGCTACGTCTTTCTCGTACACAGCCTGGCGTAAGGCTTCGTCTGTGAGGTTACCTTGCTCCATTAGCGTGCGTAAAGTTGCTGCTACCTCTTGGTTACGGCTAGTACCGATGTCACTACTTAGCGAGTTCTGTTGACCTTGTGAGGCGTTCATCAGTAACGCTGCTGCTTGTGCTTGCTTACCCTCACTTAACAACTTAGCGACTTCTGCTGACTGTTGACTAACTGCGTTAACCTGCTGAGATTGACGCTCACCGGCTTGTGCAGACTTACTACGGAATAACTCATTCTGTTGGTATTCCGCTAACTGTAACGCTTGCTCTGCTGCTTGACGTGCCCCTTGGTCTTGCAACCCCTTTAATTTGAGTTGGTAACCTAGTTGTGTTTCTTCAGCTTGTGCCTGTAACGATTGCTCGTACAGTGCGTTACTCATTTGTAAGTCTTGTGCTTTAAGTTGCATATCTTCCAGTTCCCTGGTTTGACGTGCGTACTCTTGCTGTTGACGAATAGCCATTTTCTCTTGTTCATACTGTACCTCTTGCGCGTACTGTTGAACTTGTGCTTGTTGCTGTTGAATCCGTCGTTGTCTTCCTTGTTCACCCATCCCGGCAACAGTGGAAACTATACCCACTGCTGCCCCTACTGCGCCTGCCATGTTTACCTCGCGTTTATGTAACGTAATCCTTTACTGTTGGATGCATCAATCTGGTACCCAACCAGAACCCATCTAGCAGAGTCATAACTGAACACCGCTAAACGGTAAGCGTAACCTAACCCGATGAGTGGCTCCTTGAACAGAGTGTAAGCGTCATCACGGTAAGAGCTTTCAGGTGTGTCGAAATATGCGTTGTCCCACAGTATGTCTCTGTACCCATATATATCTACTGAGGTGTTTACATCGTTGTCATCCGAGTCGTACAACATCGCTACATTAACGTTAACGGGTGTGATGTAACCTTCTACGTAGTTACCTGATGTGGTGACGTTGTTACTCGTGTTGTTGAAGTACAGGTAAGCGTGTTTGGTACGCTTCATAGAACCCAACACTTGCTGAGTAAACATTGCAGACGTATAGTTACATGGGTAATGCATCCCAATCACAAACACATCACTTGGCACCCCGCTAAAGGAAACGGTTAGGTTTGCTACGTTATTAGCGGAGTCAAATACTAATGCTTCTGTAGCTGTGAGTTCTTCTACGTTGTTACGAGTTAACGTGTAAGGGTACCTGGTTGCTGTACCGTACAAACTAACACCCTGAGGGGAATCATTGACTGGACTACGCATGACAAACCACACCTTTGTGTTAGCGGGTGTAGGAACATCTAGATAGACGTAGTTAGTAAACTTAGTGAACGACACCTCTACAGGGGCTGTTGTACCCACAAAGATGCGTAGGTCTTTGATTTGACGGTACGGTAGCGTTAACACATAGTCAGGGATGTTATAACGTTGACCCTCGCTAATAGACGGTACAGCGTAACCAACAGTTGTCACGTAGTTGTAACTAGTAGCGCCGGTGAACGTAGATGTTCTGTCTGTAAATCTGTCTACTGCATCAAACATCAGGTTACCAGTAGGTGTGGATGCCACAACGTTGTAGCTACCTGTTACGTTGTCCACCGACTCAATAAGTGAGTTAGCCTTTAGTCCGTTGAGTAGTTCAATGACAGACCATGATTCTCTTACGGTGTCAAACACGAGTACATCACTTGCCTCACCTAGTACGTCTGAACTATTAGGTAAGGTTACGTACAACTTACGACGTTTGGAGTCAAAGTACATCAACGCGCTACCTAATTTAAGAGGGTCACGGTTACCGATTAAGTCACGAACCTTTAACGACTTCTCTACTGCGGTAAACTCAGAGTCTTCTACCTTTGGTGTTAGGTTGAATACACCACCGTCACTAAGGTAATACACTGCTGTGTCTGTACGTACAATAGAACGACTGTTGACTAACCCAATGTTAGAGATGTAGGTAACCAACCGTCTTGATGCATTGATGGGTGCATCACCACCGTTAACGCGGTACACACTACGTCTTGTTAGCGCGAATAGAGAGTTATTCCACTCTACTAGACCTACAACGAAGTCAGCAGTATCACCCCCGCTAATCGTCACGTCAAACGGGTCAGTCGGTAACCCTTCGAGGTCATCTGTAATCTGGAAATTCGTGTAAGGGTCATCGTCTGCACCCACACCAGAGAACACAATGGTGCTCTTATTTGTTGCGACACCACCTAGGACTAACCGACCTTGGTAGACACACCCACAGGTAGGGTTAACACCCGGTGCAGTTCCTAGCGAGGTACAGAGTCCATACACACGTCTATACGCGCCACTTCTGAAACCACTTTCTATGACTTCAGTTGTGAGCCACCCTATACCTTGGTTAGCTGCGGTGTAAGTAATAGTGATGATTTGGGTTGCGCCAACACCCACGGGTAAAGATGACGTAAACCCTATCCATTTAGCAGTCCCACTTAACCCAGCAGGTAACCCTGAGGATCCATACAAGATATACGATGAACCCCTACCCGATGTCGGGGTACCCGATGTATTATGCGGAATGGGTATATCGTTCACGGTAACCCGTACATCTAACGAGTCAGGTAACCTGTTCATGGTACTGAATAACCGTAGTTCTCGGTACCGGCTAAATTTAATTGACTCAGCAGGTTGTGGAAACGGTGTACGCGCTAACCCAAACGTCACAAAGTACGGTGCAGAGTTGATGAACGAGTTAGTACCAGGTACGTAAGTTGAACCATCACTTAAGCTGTATTGGTCTGCTGTTAGCGGTGGGTCAACTAATGCGTAATTATCAGTTCTACTGTATGTCTTACTAATCTCAAGGAACAGTGTTTCTTCACCAAACTTGATGTCACTAATTAATGGTGCAGGTATGGGTACATTGTTATCATTCGCGGTAACGTTGAACCGGCTAATGTTGTCAAAAAAGCGGTCACCTTGCCACTTGATAGAGTTCGCCCACCAACACCATCGGAAGCCAATGATATCTAGGTTGGACACTGAAGTGATGAAACTGTAGTTAGCAGGGAGTGTAATAGTGAATGTCCCTGTACCGTTACCGTTGAGTGCATAGAAGTAAGTACATAGACCGCCTGGAATCTCCTCTACACCACCGCTATGAGTGACGTACAGTGTATCTGTAAAGGTGCCGTTAGTCGGGTTGTCACCTGCGAACCGCTTGATTTCAGTACTAGTAATGGTGAATGTCCGTGTACCGGGGTTATACGCGTTGCTGATACGTTGTAACTCAACTAAGTACACTTCGATGGGTTGCATGTTAGCACTAAGTCCTAACACCCGGCTAAACGTGTCCGGTAAGTGTACCCACTGGATTTGTGAGAACTGGTTAGGTGTTGTCATCGAACTAGTACGAACTACCGTATTACGGTTGTTCCGTCTACTAAATACATCTAACCGATTACTACGCATGGAAACGATGTAGTTGTTACCTGACACACTACGGATTGACGTAGAGTAGTTCACAATACCTATCGGGGCATTTGTGTCTAGTTGAACTGTACCGTTGCGTTTAGCGAGGGTGCCATCTAAGGTAGTTGTAACATTCAATAACTCAGTAGCATCAGTAAAGGGGACATTCAACCGGCTAGCTGTAGTGTTCAACCCACCAAAGTTAAACGACTGAATAGAACCGTCTGTAGTCGCTTCTTCACGTTGGAATCCCATTATCTACCTCCCTTGAACATGTTCAATTTACCGACTGGTGTACGACGTTCGTAGTTACGTAATTGTTGTACAAGTTGTTCTAATTCTTGCTGAAAATAGCTTGCTGCTTGTGGGTCATCCAAGATACGGATACATGCGAGGTAGCTAGCCTTTTTCTCGATTAGCGGGATGTAACGGTCTGGAACGTTAGACCATGTGTCGGTGTCTGCTACGGGTACCGCAATAGGTTTCTGTATGTAGAAGACTATACGACCTTGTGACGTAATATCCGATGGGTACTGACTGAACTTTACACCCCCTTGTACTGTAGTGTAGTAGTCCGCTAAGTCCTTAGTCCCTGTGTACGGCTTGATGGGTAAACGGTCTAATGCAGGTTCAGGCATGTACTGAATAGGTTTAAACCCTGTGGACGGTGAACCTACCGACACCTCGTAAAGTCTCTGGTAAGGTCCAAGTATTGCAATGTTCAAGTTCCACGAGTTAGCGATGACTCGTTCAGTTAAGAAGTCCCACGAATGAAGTACTTCAACATCTAACGCCGCCTGTTGAATGCAGTCCTTAAGTCTGTCACCTTGGACGTTGTTCAACGTAGCCGCTGGACGTTCACCGATAGCGCGGAACACTTTATTAGCGGTGTCTAATAATGTAGGCATAATAGTTTAAAATAATAAACCCTCCCTCACCAGTGGCAAGAGAGGGCATGAACACAACACACTCAATCAGTCAATCATTTAGATACCAGAAGTATGAAGCACTACGGCGTGGTCAGGACGCCACACCTTAGCACCGTACAGATGACTGGTAACGAACGCGTCAGCAAGGTACAGAGTCTCACGGCTGGACTCAGTTTTAACGGACTGTTGTACACCCATGCACACCCACTCTGGATGGCACGCGATAGCCGTAGCCCATTGGTTGACACCGCCGAACGTACCGAGCGTTTGACCTGCATCAGCAGCGGTAGCACCAGCACCAGAGTTAACAGGGAGACCCAAGTAAGCAGCGCTACCTTGAGAATCCAAGTCACTAGCAGACGTAGTAGTACGTGCGTTAGTAACACCGTGTTGGTCAGGGAGGTATGGGGAGTTCAACACACCCGGAGTAGGAAGAAGTACCCCATCACGACCGTTACGGTAGCCAAGGTTGGAGTTAACCCCAATCTGGGTGGATACTTCGACGGTAAAGTCCAAGATAGAACCGACCACACCAGTTTTAACAGGGGCACCACCACCGTTAAAATCAGTCGAGATAAACACATTAATCGACAGCAGGTCAATATACTGAGCGGGGCTAATGTACAGCTTACGACCCTGGCTAGGGACATCTGCTTCATCGAGCTTCTGCTTAGCGAGGAGAATCATAGCGTACGTCAGAGGTGCAGGAGTACCCGTCCAGTGAGCGTTAAGTGTACCGTCTCCAACTAAGTCGGTAGTACCGTTATTGTAACTAACCAAACGTTGACTGTCGTACGAGTTGACGACTGCACGATGACCCAACAGGAAGTTATCCAAGTCACGCGCTAATGCGTAACCTGCTTCACCCGTGTAGTGACTACGTAGTTCGTACATCGACTGGATTTTAACAATATCTTCAATCAT